CTACTACCATGTTAGTAGTGCCGCCAACAGATACACCATTTAAAATATAGTTACTAAAATAAACTCCGTTGGATAACGCATTGGTACCAGTAATTGTTGTAGTATATTGTTGTTGTAAACTAACTGTAATTTGATTACCGCTAATACCTGAAATATAATATTGTGTACCAGAAGTTAGATTGCCAAAGTTGCCGCCTCCAACAACTGCCATGTTACCGCCACTAACCGTAGCAGAAGGTGTAAAATTAGACCCACCGCTGGCAAGACTTATAGTAATCGTACTGGTGTTGATAATACCAGTTATGTAATATGTGACACCATTTAATAATCCTCCGAATGGTGCTCCAGAGAATGTCACAGGCATACCGGTTGCCATTCCAACAGTAGTTCCAACAGAAATATAACCAGTTGATGCGTTGGTTGCAAATGCATTGGTATTGATAGTATTAAACGTGATAGGACTACCTTGAGTCATACCAGTAGTTGAGCCAAGTGTAATTTGATAAGTTACACCACTAGTTGCTGTTGCTGTTGTATTAAGGACTGCATTTATATTCGATCCACTATAAAACCCGCCCTGACGAAGTTGAATAAACGAAGTCCAAATATTATCACCGTTAGTAAAACCTACTTTACCTTTTGCTATGTATGTAAACGATGTTGAGTTTATTATTTGATAAACAACAAAAGATCCTTCAGCACGATCATAGCCAGTGTAAGCACTATTAAATCCTCTAATAGTGATTGGCTGCCCTACACTATATCCGTGAATACTAGCAGTGGTAATTGTAATAACTGATTCTGATGTAGTTAGTCCACCGCCACCAGAACTTGCGTCTGTTGTTGCGGCAGTCACTGTTAAATCTGTTCCTGGAATTTCATAGATTGCAGGAACACTACGTTGCTGACTAATGGTCAACCACTTAGTCGGTTGCATACCATACTCAAAGTCAGCATCTAATAATGATTGCGGAGAAGCAACACGTTGACGTTCAAACGCATCGGTTCCTACTTCTGGACTACGTACATATTGAAATGGCTGTTCATACAATATCTGTAGTGTATCAGTTGATGCCATGCCAGTAGTTGTACCTGCTGCCAAGGTGATAATAGTAACACCGTCTGAGTTATCTAATGCGTCTGGGAAACTAATATCGTTAATACCACGTAAAAAAGAAACAGTTGTACCAGTATAAGTTGTATCTGCAAAATTATAAAGTATTGTGTTTCGTGTGGTATTTGTAATTACTAGAAACTGTTGTAGATCATATTTTCCAGGTATTTCTATTGTACCGGCGCCAGCCACTGGTGTAAAAATATATTGTCTAAGCTGTGCTTTTGCCATTCAAATCTCCGTATCTTGTTTATATTTATCAAACCCATACTAGCACATAATATTGTTAAGGTCACAAAAAAACCCGTAACTAGTACGGGTATTTTGTTTAGTCTAATTAATTAAACTGGAACTTCTTCCCACAATAAACGACCAGCAAAGCTGAATGATGTTGTAGCCGCTGTGTTGTATAAAGCTAGTACGCCACCTGGTGGAATAATTAATTGTCCATCAAAGTTTTGTACGCTTGTTAATCCTGGAGCAACTGATGTGTTGGCAATAGTACCAAGCTGTATTGCTCCGCCACTTTGGAAGTCAGCAACTTCTAAAGCTGTCAATGGGTTAGTTAAACCAGTAAGAGCAGTAGCGCCGGCAAAACCTTTAGTTTGTGAACCAGCTTGTGTCAATGTCTTGCTGTTGAATGGTGCTAGACCAGTTGAAATTGCACTGTTACCTGTACCTACATACCAAACTAATGCACCAAATGGTGTTGGTGTTGTTACAGTATTATAAAATGCTGAAAATTGAGCTTGTGTCAAAACAGCGTTAACACCTGAAGTTACCGGGTTCCAAATACCTAGCATTGGAGTACCTGTTGTGGCTGTTGCTAGTGTAGCTGAACCACCTGTTGCAGTACCGTGTGTCGATGCACCTGCAATAATAGCAGTTGTACCAGTTCTAAATGTGTTACCACGGTATGTCTGCTCATAAAAACGATCATGTAATTCTGTTACGATTACATCACCTAATTGTCCTTGACGGATTGCTGGGGTAGCGCCTGGTTGGTTTGAACCAGCTGGTGCGCCTACTTGTCCTTGAATTAACATTCTTAAATCTCCTTAATTGATCGGGTTATTATTGACAGAGTTTACGTCATTACGTAACCCGTCTATATCGTCATTAATATTTAGCCCCTGTGCTAAAATTACGTTCATTACTCTTAGTTCTTGTAGAATCTGATCCAGCGATTCCTGCATTTTTTGGGCTTGTCCGCCGTATTCTGCTAAGAAATTACTTTCAAAACCAGGAGCAGTATCATAATAAACGTTTAGTTTATCAGTTGAGCTAAATGTACTGGTATTAAGTGTCAGCGTAACTATTGATCCACTTGCTGTAGCACCTAAGCCAGGAGCACCGGCAACATATAAAGGAGTGTTTTGTGTAGTATCGATTACACCATACAATTTACTGAAACTGAATCCAGGGTAGTTTGTAAAGTTTAATGTACCAACTCCGCCAGCACCTGGTGTAAAAATTGGTTGAAAATTTAATAGTTGTTTCATATTTGTCCTTAGAACGCCAGCTGATAAGTTAATACAGTAGTTATGGTAGGAATGGCAACACCGTTAGAAGTTAACGATCCACCGAATGCAACACTACCACCACTTGCACCAATATTTATCGCTTGTGCTCCGGCGAATAAATTAACTGTACCAGAAGTAACGTTTGTAGTTATAGTTGCAGTACCGGTTGTTCCGTTTCCTAATAAACTCAATGTTGTGTTTCCAGTATTTGCTCCAATATAAGTTGTGGTGCCTGCACCACCGATATTCATAGTAGTTGCCGCACCAAATGCATTTACAGTGGTAGCGTTGGTATTGAATAATGTCACAGTGCCAGTACTTGCAGTTGTTATAGTTGGGTTAGTGAAGTTCAACACACCATTAACTGCCAACTGCATTTGTTGTACACCATTGTTGTAAAAACTCAACGGCAAATATGTTCCACTTCCATTTATTCCAGACACTAACTGCACATCGGTTGTACCATTGGTAGCAATTAAAATTTTGCTAGCATTAGTCGGACTACTGTTGTTTAATGCTTGCCAGCTAGCGGCTCCACTAGTACCGTTTGGTACAGCATAGATACCAGTTGATGCGTTAGTAGTTTTAGTAGTAAATAGTGTTCGGTTAGCAAATGTGGCATTATCAAAATCGCCGGTAATAACTGCACTAGTGCCTAATGTTAAACTTGTCAGTGTTCCTACGCTAGTTAAACTAGATGACACAATCGTATTAGGTAACGAAGTTCCAGTGATGTTTGCACTCGATATAGTTCCATTGATTGGATTAGTTACTGATAATGAAGTAGCAGTTAAACTAGTTATGTTGCCAAGTGTAGTGATACCAGCCGCACTAGTGATTGTAGTAGGTAAAGCTGATCCAGTGATACCACTAGCCGCAACACCTGCCGCAGTAGTAACTGTTCCATTAATTGTCCCGCCTACAGTTAAATTTCCGCTCACTGTTAAACTTGTTAGTGTACCAAGACTAGTAATATTTGGCTGAGAAGCATTAGTAACAGTTGCGGCTGTACCGGCAGATCCTACAGTTCCCCATACAAATGCACTTCCACTCCAACTTAAATATGTACTGCTGACAGCTGGTGCAGTTACATAAGCAATCGTTCCTGAACCTGTTTGATAAACTAATTGATTCGATGCACCACCTGCTAGCGTAGTTGCTGTACCGGCATTCACTGAATTGACAGCATTGGTAGCATTAGAAACCGTGCCACTGACATTCGATGCACTAATTGTTCCACTAATTGTACCAGTGACAGCTAAATTTCCAGTAACAGATAATCCATGCAATGTGCCAACACTGGTTAAACTTGAGTTAACTACGTTAGGTGGTAATGTTGTTCCTGTTAATGCACTTGATGGTGTTGGGGTAGATAATAGGGTAGGATAAGAAAGAGTATTCCACGGAGTAATGCCGTCACCGAATTTCCATTTAAGTGTATCTTGTTCGATTCCTGTTTCACCTGCACCTAATATTGGATTGACTGCGGTCCAATTGGCCGCTGTATCTCTTCTTAATAAAATTTGTGTTAATGTTGTCATTCCAAATCCTTACGCCATTGCCGCGGCCAATGCCAGCGCCAAAGATCGAATAGTTGTATTACCAATTTTAAGATTGGCAAAAGTAGGTGTTGCTGTAGTTCTTAAATCTTGAGAACTATTAATAGTTACTGTTGTGCCACTCACACCGACTGAGATTCCGCTAGTACTAGCAAATGTCAAACTACCACCAGCTGTATTAAAAGAAACAGGAGAACCTGATGTTCCTGTAATGGATAGTGTTGCATTAGCTGTTGGAAGATATGTAGTTAATGCAGATGTAATAGCACTATTTCTATTAGTGACTTCTGTACTTACAGCACTAGAAATAGCAGTATTTCTATTAGTAACTTCTGTACTTACAGCACTAGAGATAGCAGTATTCATACCAGTTGTGGTAGTATAACTGCTTAAACTAGTACTTAAACTAGTATTAGTTACATACGACTGTAATGTAGTTGTTAACGCTGTTGTAAGAACATAATTAGATAAAATCGTATTTAAATTAGTTGTAGTGGTATAATTCTGTAAGGCTGTTGTAACGGCATTATTTGCATAAGTTTGAGTAGCCATAGGATAGCCACCAACAGTTGATCCATCCATCAAACGGATTGTTTGATTAGTTACATCGTAAACTATGTCCCCGCGGTCATAGGCTAGTTTTGCTAAATTAACAGCGTCATACCCGTATAGTTTAACCGAGTGTTGGGTTTTGCTCATAAATACCAGTCCTTATAACTAGTATTTACCGTTTTTACTCTTTGTGGTAATATTGATAATTAACGGTGGTTTCGTTTTCTTTATGCACAGTTGCACCATTTTTTAAGTGAAAACGACGAGCCATAGGTGTTTGCGGACTTAAGGTAACAATATTTTTAACATCTTTGTATTCGCCTAAAATCCATTCAGCGGCTCTTTTTAACAGTTCTGCACCGGCGCCGGGTGCATAACTCCATATGGTATAAAATACTGCTGTATCTTTAGTCTTGTCCATATTGATTAAATCTTCTTCAGTTGTAGGAATATCTTTAAGCCATTGCAAACAAGTAGCGGCTAGGATTTCTTCCCCTGCTTTTAAGATTAAAATTTCAGCGGCATCATTAATGCGTTGCTCTAATGGAATATGAGGACGTACTGGATCATCTTTAACTACACGAGTTAAAGGGTCTGCGGTTGAGCGTAGATGATATAGTTCCATTATATACGTACTTATCTATTCTGTCTAAAAACCATCAAATATCATCAGACGGAAGATTATTCAATAGATCTCTTAATTTACTACTTGCAACTTCTGCACGAACTTTTGGTACAGCAAGTCCATCTGTTGGGTTTTCTTGAGCTACCGTTTGACGATTCTTAATAGTGTTAAGTAATGCACTGCCAGCACTTTGACTGTTGTTATTTCCATAACTATCTTCCTCGGATAGGTCGCTGATACGCAAACTGTCAATATTGAACTCCAAGTCAATCTTTTGACCAACACCGCTTGAACTACGTGTCTTCATCAGCTGAATTTGATAGCGACCACGCTCACGCATAGCACGACTTGTAAAGATACCAAACACATTATCTGCTGTCTGAATCTTACTCAATCCACCTGAAATATGACTGTGATCAAACTCAACTTCTTCCACAGCACCGCGATTTAACTGTGCCGCAGTAACAAACACACAGTTCTTTTCCATAGCTAAATTGCGTAATTCTTCTGACACATATTTGTCTTTGACAAACAAGTTTTCAGCACTAATTTTCTTACCCATAGGCATTAACAAGTCCAAATAGTCAACTAACAACACATCGACTCTACGTCCTAATTTAATTTCATATTCTTTCAAATACGCCCGAATATCGTTTGTAGTTTTACCGCTTGGCATATATTTGATCTGATATGTACCAGACTTCTTACCTACCATTTTGACCTTCATTTCAACATCATCTAAATTCTTAAACACATCCTTAGTAGCCATACCTGTTACCATTGCATCCATACGCATAGCAACGAGTTCTTCTGAAAGTTCTAGGGTTAAGTAAACTACATTCATGCCTTTTTCTGCAAAGTTGATACCTAAGTTTGCTAAGAATAACGACTTGCCTGCTCCTGATCCGCCTGCAAAAATATTCAACTCACCACGATTAAATCCGCCGAATAATTTGTCATCGACTGCTTTCCAGCCAGTCGATACTTGACCATTTTTGTCTTTAATCTTCATCAAACGTGTGCGAGGATCCAGCCAGTAATCTGTACCTAAATCTCTCTGCAGACCAATTTGTACCGCTAACTTGATCTTTTCTTCAACACTACCGTATTCACCTTTTTCTAACAAATCGGCGCTTTCTAAGATTGCTTTTTCCAAACCTTTATGTCGAATGAATGTTTCAAAATCATTAAGTAGCCAGTCATAGTGTTCATCACGCAAATCATGTGGCACTTTAAAATTGCTACCAGTGGCGGCATTGATAATCTCTTCTGTGGGCACTACAGAATGTTCTTCAATGTACTGATGCATAAATTCAGCCGCCGGCTGCAATCTACGATCAAACAATGTATGATCAAAAATGCCCTGACATCTACTAAACGTGGCGGCATCTGCCAACATCATTTCTAGATATACTTTTTGTATATCATATCCGTAATCTGTATTTTGTTTCATATTGTATTATACACTTTAATTAAACACTTTAACACCGTAATGGCGTTCAAAGCTCTTTGCATCTGCATGATCATTCACCATAGGTTTACCCTTAATGTTTAAACTGGTATTAAGTAACATCGGGCATCCAGTTCGAGCATACCATAGCTCTAAGAGTTTTCTGAACGGCGATCCATCGTTTGGAACAGTTTGTACACGTGAACTTCCATCACGATGCACGACAGCAGGATAAAGCTCAGGATTCCGTAAACGGGCGATGACTTGCATATACCTACTATTATGCCAATTACGAGGCATAGTAAAATACTCATCAACAAACTCCTCGAGTATTGCTGGAGCAAACGGTCTGAATTGTTGTCGTTGTTTGATTGCATTTACCTTATCCTTTATATCTATATCGCGGGGATCCGCTAATAAACTTCTATTACCTAACGCTCTTGGACCAAATTCTGCACGTCCTCGAGCAACACCGCATATTTTATTAATTTCTAAATAATCGACAATTTGTTCATTAGTTGCACGATAACCCATGTTATAACCTAAGAACGGATCAAACTCGTCAGGTGACATTCGCCATTCTGGATGTTTGGCTAGTACAGCGCCTACCGCACTTCCAGCATCACCTGGATTTGGCATTATCCAGGTATTATCAAAATAGTTTCCTGTTAGTCTATTAGCAAGGCAATTTAACGCACAACCACCCATTAAGACTAAATTTTTACTATTGACTAGCCTTGTTGCTTTTATCAATAAATGCTCGAAGTATTCTTCGTATATGTCTTGAGTGGTGGCCGCAATCTCAAAACTATCTTTAACGGTTAAGTCAGGACGCCAATCCATTACACCTCTATGACAACTACGTAAAAATTTTAAGTTGCCATAATTGTCTATAAAATCGTGACTCATGTCAAAATTTAACTTGCCAGGATCACCATATGCGGCCATGCCCATTAAGATATATTCATCTTCCTTAGGCTTTAATCCTACACGTTGAGTCATGGCACTATAGAATAATCCGATACTATGTGGGTAACGTAAACTCCATCTCTTTTTAAGTTTGTTACCTTTTGCTTCCCATATTGTAGCAGTATCCCACTCGCCGATAGCGTCTATAACTACTACACATGCTTCATCGAATCCGCTGGTAAAATATCCACCAGCCGCATGACTAAGATGATGGTCGACATAAGTTATAGGTGCATTGATCTCGTAACGAGCCATGTAAATTTCAATATCATTGTCTCGACCTTTCCAACCTTGACCAGCATAAAATTGTCTTAAAGTCTTAAGAAATGGGCGTTCATACCAATAAACTTGGTCAGGAGCTCCGTATTGTTTTGCGGCCATAACCAAATCACGACATAAATCTTTATCGTTTTTTATACCGCTAAATCGTTCGCTGTGACTAGCAAACACTAATTTTTCATCACAGAATACCGCTATTGCGGCATCGTGACTATTTGCAGAAATTCCCCAACTAATCATGTTTAAACCACTTTTTTGCTTTGAGTTGTATTTTAAGATTGTTAGACTCTTTAGAACTAACAATCAACCACATCGTAGCTAGTTTACCTAGTTTAATCACAGCATCATTGATATCTTTAATGCCTTCGGGCCAATCAGGCATGCTTACTGACCAATTATATTCAAGTGCTTGTTCTAGTGTTGCTTTACCAGCTTCGTCCCTATCTGGTACTAAAATTATTTCTTTACCTAGCTGTCTTAGTAGCCAATTTTGGCTGTCTTTGATCTCTGCTCCGAGCAATGCACAACCATCAATACTTAGTGCATCAAACGGGCCTTCGCTAACAATTATGAATTCTCGATCATTGTGTTGGTTGTCTAAATTAAACACATATCCAGGTTGTTGCTCTGACAAATATTTAGGTTGTGCATCGTTGACTGCACGGGCAGTCCAGCCTACAATTTCTCCTTTGTATAAAAAAGGAATAATTAACCTGTTACTAAAACCAACTTTTGGAGTCCAATAGAAAAGAAAATCTTCAGGAAAAAGTCGTCTACTTACCATGTATTCTAATACAGGTATAAGTTTTTCTGGAGGGTTAGATAATAAGTCTGTAATCGCAATACTATCCATGGGCAATGCACGGATATCAAATTTAGGAATTATATTACGAACTTCTGCGGTATTATTTTGATCTAAGCGTAATGCTTCCAATCTCATCTGCGAAATGATATCATCGGGGATATTTAGATCCCGCATGAACTCATTCATTTTTTTGCTTATGTGTCTACCAGGTTGCCAACTGCATTTAAATCCGCAATTAAAACAATGATAACTTACAGCATCGCCTTGATTAACAATAAATCCGCCACGCTGTCGTTTATCATCACAACATACCGCGTTGAACCCAATCCAACCACTTGGAGTATGTTTACGCTTTGCAGGCAGGTATGTAAGTAATGTATCCGCTATTAGGCTCATGCCTTATTATAACAGATTTATGAAGAATATGCTACTACTTCGGTTATCGAACCATAAGTCAAAGTTGGGTTTTGTTGACTACCATATTGCCAAACATCTGGATACTGCCAACTAATACGCATGTAGTTGTATTGTCCACCGGTGCTTGCTACCGGAACATTATTAAAGGTCACAGTAGTAGTTGTAGCGGTATTGAATGTATAACTTTGAAGTTGTGGCGCATTTAAAAATGAACTAACGGCAATTGTCATGTCTTCTGTAGCTTCGACGTAAACTGTTCCGATAAAGTTTACTAGAGTTACTTCAAAGTTCATATATTCGATTGGAACAGCTTCGTAAAATTTACAAGGAATTGCAGGAGTATGATTGATAACATTACCCATGAAGTTAATTTCACCTACAAAACTGTCGTAAACCATTTCATCTCTGAAAGTCGGTGTAGCATTACCAATCAATTGTATTTTACCAGGTGCACCAAATTGGCTATCGTTATATAACATAATTTCATTGCCAGCTGGATCAATACCTGTAACGCTATAAGTCAAATACTGATCTGCTAAGTCTGAAAGATCTTCTTGAGGAATTACAATATTTCCTAAACCTTTAACAATATTGCTAATTGACAAGCCAGTAGCATTGGCAACTGTTTGATTTTGAAATGTTACAGTTAATGTTGTAGTTGCACTATCGATATCGCTAGCAACTCCGCTGACAAATACTGGGCCTATGATATTTGTTCCAGTTACTTGATAGTTTACTGAAAATGTTCCAGTGATATTTGCTGTTGGAATAGTAATAGTTGTACTAGAACTTTTTCCGTTAGTAGCAACAACTGTGGCATTAGTTGCACTAGCTACACTTTGCAAATTCATGTTATATGGGCTGTTGGGCAATGCTTTGCCGCCTTGATCCATAATATTAACTACAATATTATTCAAAGCTGTTGTTAGGTCGAGACGCTTTTGATCAACATTCTGAATGTCAAATTCAAGGACGTTGTCGACTCCATTGTAAATTTTTATTGTTCTTGCGTACACGACACGGTTCTCCACAGTGAATCCTGCCAAATCGGCTAATAGAATGATCCTATTAGGATATAAATAACTTTGGATTTTTTGCATTTGGCAGAACCTTTAATAGTATTTATGGCAAAATTAAGAGACAACATCGAACAAAATTTACCCTTTATCAGCGTCATTAACTACGGCGAAAATGAATACGTGGGCATCATAATCAACCAGGACCAGTACGTCACTAGTTTCTATGATCTCAATGCTATTAAAACTCCCGAAGAAAAGACACAATTCCTAGAAATAGGTGAAACATGGTGGTGGGAAAGTAACCGTCAATTTCCTATAAACATATTCTGTAGGGAGCAAATTCATCCCTTTAATTATTGTGTTAAAACATTTAACAGTAAAGATGTAAGAGTATTACTAGGTCCTGTGGTTAATTTAATGAATCTTACTCTAAAAAGAGTCAAGCGTAAAAGTGTTCAATTAGTTAGAAAAGTTCGCTAATTGTTCACAAATTAAATTCATCTGCACAACAATTACATGTGCATAGGCTACAGCATGTGCCTTCTTAAAAAAATATTCATCTCCTTCGGGTTTCTGCCAAACTTCTAAGTTCACGGTATTCCAATCTTTTCCAACTAAGTGACGCTTTGCAGGACGAATCATTGCCAAAACAGCCGCCAGTTGTTCGATCGTTGTTGGTTTCATCTCTCTGAGTATTGCCCCATGACCATTCACGTGAAACAGTTTGTTGACGAAATCGTCTTCTAATAATAGATCCCATATAGGCTCCGTATTCAATAAAGTTTTTAGATGCTGTATACTATCAACGCCTTCGTACACTGAAACGTTTAAAAAATCGAGTTTAAAATATCCTCTTTCTTCTGCCGTTTTATAATCTAATGTAGAAATTCCATCGATAGGATTATGCGGAATACTAGTGCAATACACACCAGTATTATGTTTCTTATTAGTATCAATCCGTGCGTCAATATGCTTTAATAAATCTAAAGCCTTTGTTCTATCTGCAAAATCTATATCAATATCTGGCATTTAATAATCCGTATGTATCCATTCTTTAGGTTCATCTTTAGTAGGATTGTATGGTTCCTTAGTAACAGGGTTAACTAGTCGCCAGATGTCTGCACAACGATTTTGTTCGGGTATTTCTTCGACAATCGTTCCATCTTGCAATAACCATGTTACTGGAGAATTCATATTCCTGACTCCTTTACTACTTGTTTAACTAGTTCAACATCTGCTGGTAATTTTTTAAATTTACTTACCCAGAATGGCGGATCAATGATATTTTGTATATGTGCCAACTGTTCATCGCTAAACTTTTGTAGCATAGTTTTTCCGCTGGCACTATTCAAGACCAGCCAAGGACTAATTTTTCCGTCTTTGATATCATAACAAGCACGACTTAGGCTAACATATAAGAAATAATGATTCCATGGCGCATTATTTGCATCACTCCATTCCTGCATATGAATGATACTGCGTTCAAGTGCCGTCTCCACTGATTCACGTTTAATTAAATCAAAAACATATTGTTCATATAATTCTTCACGACACCAATGATCTAGTTTTACCCCAGATGTAACCACATAATCAATAAATTTATGAGGATATAAAGGGTTAACATTACTGACGAAAGACCCAAACTTAACAAAAGCATTATAATAAGGACTTTTTGCAAATTCGTCATAGGTCTTATTACCTTTGTTGTTTTGTGTTGTTTGATAAAATCTATTAAAGGTATCATAAGCTAATACTACGTGTCTTTCTGTACGTGCAAGTGCTCTTCGTTTTTGTTCGCACACATGTACAAACAGGGTTTTTTCTTGCATAAACCCTTTATTACAATATTGACAGATATATGGTTGCGGTGCTAGTGCCATCATTTTAATTTTTTAGCAATGGTGGCTTCGTCCATGCCATGCAGGCGTGCAAGATCTTTTATTTCTTTATCTGTTGACATTTCTGCCAACATTTCAATTTCATCACGTTTGGCATTAGGCATCAATTCTTCTAAGAATTTTGTCTTTTTATTACTACCAGTTTTCTTCTTAAAACCAATCCATTCATGATAAAATTGTGTAGATCCATCATAGCTACACATGCACAATAATTGCCAAAGTAGCTTAGGATGTTTTTGTAAAGTATTCCAATGCTTGTTAAAATACTCGTTAACTGTTAATACAAAATGTTCTTGTATTTCACGTTTGTTACTTTTTACGTTACTGATATAACGATTAAGAATGTACAATTCGCTTTTAAGACTTTTTTGTTGTTCCGGAGTCATTTCATCCCAAACAGATTTTGCGTTCAAATCAACAAACGCTATTTTTTCTTTAAGTTCAATTTTATCACTCATAACGTTCTTTACTTAGTTTATATAACATTATAACACGATCCAAGGCCTTTTGTAAAGCAGGATTGGTTTGTGCCTCTTCAATTACACCCCGCCAAAAGTCGTTTATGCGGTGACCATTCACTGGATCATAATCCCACCCTATTGGTGTTCTTGTATCGGGATCGGCTCCTACTTCTCGAGCATAGGTCACTCCATCTGCTCGTTCATAGATATAAGTAGCTCCAGGTTTAAGGTTACCCATCGACTTCGATATCCTTAATTTTGACAAAATTACCTGAAATAGATACTCTCTTTGATTCCCTATCTCTAAACGGATAAACATAATGCTGAATCTCTGCCGGAAAAATTAATATCATTTTTTCCTCAGGATGAATGAGAGCCTGTGGTGGAAATAAACTATTTTTGTATCCAAAATTAAATTGAATAGCACCCTCAACATAACCGATATCTTGTTTCTTTTTATAAAAATAATTGGCTCTAAATTTAGGAACTTTTAGATAAATCACATAAGACAATATACCATAATGATCATGCATAGGCAAGAACCCATCGTGTGCTTGTACATTGATCCACTGATTTGATAATTTTAAATCATTGTTACCAACATACTGATTAACATGACGACCAATCTGTTTATTATAGTAATCTCTATGCTCTTCTTTTAAAAATTTAAAATCTGCACCGCCATTCCAGAAATTTTCGTTTTGTTCTAGTGGCTGGTAATCTCCCAGATGGTTTTCATATTCGTCTAATAAAAATTTATAAAAATCATCGGAGATTGAACTTTGATATATTTGTATTCCAACTGGGATTAAATTCATTTTACTTCCTCGTCGATGGGGTATAATTTAGCATCAAACGCCATAACTGTTCTATGCCCGGCTCCTTTCCAAGGATAAACCGTATGCGGAAGATAGCTTGGGAAAACAATTACACTACCAGGGTTTGGCGTATATTTCCAAGTGTCTTGCATAACAAATTTAGATATGTCTCGGTTCATAGGCAACTGAAAAATCAACTGACTATCGCTGGGCTTTTTAGTTAACTCGTCTAATTCAGGAGCACTGATATAGATATTTCCACTAATGTGTGCGTTAGGGTGTACATGAATTTCCTGGTAATCACCTGACTCTTGTCTAATGGTCCAAATGCTTCCAACTACAGGTTTACAAAGTTTTAGATCCTGATGTCCGGATTGTGCTGTGACTAAATCCATGTATCCTTGACAAATTTTTTCAATCCATGTAATTAACCAACTAACGTCTAACCCTAGTTCATTGGGATATACATGTACCTGTTGTCCACCTCTGATACTAAGAATATCTTCCCCAGAATCGTTTAGTTCTGGATGGGCATGTAGTGTTTCTGCCAGGCTATAAATTCTGCTAAACTCCACAGGAGGAACTGTGTCGATAGCCATAATAATTGGTTGAAAATATGCTACTTGTAATGTCATAATAATTTATCCAACTGAATAATTTCATTTTGTCTCGATATCTCCTTGACAAAATATACGCAATCAGGTTTAGCACCTTGTGAAATTGGTGTTGCTAATAACTGACTGTTTTTCATTTTAGGAAAGTACCATTTTACATCATTGTAAAAATTTACTATTTCTATTTTTTTAAACTCTACCCTAAACGAGCTTAATGGGTTAAAACATAAGGCTTCAAACCCTCTGTCATTTAAACTTGTTAACGGTAAAATTTCAATGTCGCATCCGCTTTGACTATCTCCTACTGCTATTGACCAATCCAACGGCATTGCAATTTCGTTACCTCCGATATTTAATACCATAGCAGGTGCATTAAACGATTCTAGGAAAATTAACGGCATAAAAAAGAAATCTGGTTCTTTTGGATCGCTGTTATCTAAGACCGCAAATCTGGTATTTTCGTCTACTTCCTCTGGTAAATTGTTCAATGAGAACGTTTGATTATCTAATGTTAATATCTGCATGATTCCTTATTTTTGCCAATCCACTTTCTCAAGAGTAAATGGATACTTGGCGTCCTTGTAAAATTTTTTCCTCGTTGTGAGGTGACGCTTGGCAAATTTGCAGGTTGAAGTTATGTCCCAGATCTGTACAAAGTCTTTGTCTTCTGCTTTCCTAATACCACGTCCAATAGATTGGATAACGCGAGTAAAGCTCTTTCCGGATTCCAACAAAACCAAATTAAAGATACGAGGAATATTAATACCCACAGCGGCCACACCATAAGTCGCCACAGTAATCTTATTGTCATTTGTTGCATGTCCTTTGTACTCCTCTTTACGATCTTTTCCCTTAACTTCGCCTGAAATAAACACAGCGCCTTCTATCATTTCTGTTAATAATTTGCCTGTATCAATCCTATTGACTAAGATTAATGTATTGCCTGAATCTGCAATGCCTTGAACAAGTTTACTAAAATATTGCATCCTATCTTTGTTAGTGACAAGATACTTTAATTCTTCTTGATATGATTTAAACTCTGGTAAGTCTATTAATTGTAACACATTTACATGTAAATTGCTAAGAATTCCCATCTCTTGTAATTCGTGTGCTTTGATGCCTCCAACCACTGGGCCAATGCTGGCAAAAATGGGTTCTCTTTCAAACGCATCTTTAGGTACTGTACCAGTTAGTCCCCAACGTATAGGTGCATTACATAGATTCTGTGTGAGTAAATTCTTCAACACTTCTGCCTTGGCCATGTGTACTTCGTCAACTATGACAGTCTGGACACCATCGAGAAATTCTGCCAATGTTAATGCAAGATCAGCATCCCAGTTTTTACTTTTCTTATCTAAAATATTAAGACTTTGCCAGGTACATATAGTGTGAGTTTTACCTATATCTTTACGATCACCATAGTAAACTCCAACATCTAACCCAACGTTTACAAAGTCTTCTTCTGTTTGTGTGACTAGATCTTTATTAGGAACTATGACTATTGAACGTCCATATTTTTCAGCACAATGCGCCAACGTTGCTGTCATAATAGTTTTGCCAGCACCTGTTGCAACTTCTTGTAGTGCTTGTGTATTGGTGAAAAAACGGTTAACAACTTCAACCTGATCTTCACGCAGTACAATAGGTTCTCCAGCAAATCTATGACCTTCTGGCCACACTTTTCCCTGGTCTGCCCAATAGTTTGTAGTCACCGGTTCGAACTGAATTTTACTAGTTTTTCTGAGATCGTCTATTTCCTCTACTTCAATATTTTGATTGTAAAGTATTTCAAGTATCTTTTCTAACTGGCTCAAATAACCGTTACCACCAAGACCAAATAGACTGACTTTTCCATCCCACCGACCTAGTTTATAAGCTGGTCTATAACGTGCCGTAGGATCCTCATACTTGAATGTTGCGACTAATTTCTTGCGAATTTCTAAAGGCAAATTTTCAAGTTTTATGTTGACTTCGTCACGAATTACTAATTTTACACTCATCGTCCAATCACCTTGCCTTCGAACATTGTAGGCTCATCTGCCCACTCAATTATGCAATCACAGCAGTTGGCATACACTGAAGTTTTACCGTGACGTAGCCCCATTTTTGTATCTAAGGTTATTACACTCATTGGCCGCCACGCATTTTTTAGGAAAAATTTCGGTAATTTTCCACTCATTACACCAGCCACGATTGTGTCATTTGTTAAGTTATAATTATACTGTTTTTCTAAAATAAATTCATTAAATTTCTTACCCAATTCATCATTAGCCAATCTAAAATAAATTCCAGTGTGGTCAAAAATTCCATTTTTTTCCAGGGCATCTGACAAAATTTCGAGATTTTCTAGGTACTTGTTATTGACCATTGTATCGAATACAACCAGCAACGGTAGTCTTCTTAATTTTATCAAACTTTCAATAATTTCGGATAAACTGTGTTCATGTTTGTTGACCCATACTCTTGATTTTTCTCGATGAGCAATACTTTCGGTCAAATTTTCACCGATTTTTCTGGCAATTTCTGGTCGATATTGGTACCGCATACTTCGGTCAATAATTATGTTTTGATCAATGGCGGTCTCGACCCCTAAGTCGTTAGTAATGTGTTTTTGGAAGTTGGTATTACTAATATTACCGATTAAAAATTGGTCACGAATTTCGTCTTCAGACCAAGATTTTATGGTTTCATAATGATTTTTTATCAGTTGGTCAACATCAAATTTGAATGGTTTTAGAAGTTCAAATAAAAATACAATATTACGTTCTGTTAGGTCTGCAACATATTTTTTACCATCATCCTTGGTCAAAAAGTTTTCAATATTTTTAGCGTTGTCTACTAAAATTTTACGAATTTGTGAAGAAAATGTAAAATCTATGGCCAATAGCATTTTTTCTTCATGGTCCGTGGTCACATACATTTTTCTTACCTGTTCAACCACTCTGAACGTCTTCGACCACTGAGGATCGCGATTGGCTTCAAAAATTGCCTCGGAAAATTTCGATATTTTTTTGGAATTTTCTTGGAGAATTTTAAGAATTAGCCGACCTTGATTCTCAGTGATGTAGTTATGCGAAGAAATTGACGAAAATAAACTCAGCAGAGTATTATACTCTTTTTTAGGCAAATTTGCCTGAGAATAATTGTCTGGTTCGTCAAGAATATTTTTTAATAATGTATCTACGTTCATATGTGTTAGTATACACTTACTTTTTTCAAAGGTCAACCGGTTAGAAAAAAATAGGCCTCATATTATTTAAGGCCTATGGTCATAATTTTGGACAAATTAGTTATATGCTTGCATCTTCCATACCAGCAACACGTAATTTTACAATATTTGTAATTTGCCACTGTTTTTGATCAAGTGCTTTAGTAATACCTAACCACTTATTTCTTAACAGGGCAAATTCATTGATAATTTTTTCAAAGTCGACTACGTCTGCTTCACCTTCGACGAATTTTTCACAATCTCTGCTACTAAGAGCACGTTGATAATTCTCTAAGTATTTACGAAAGTGTTGGCTCTTTAGACGACGTAGTTCAATGTTAAGATACTCTAGTATTGCTTCGATTTCCTGTAATTGCATGAATCGTTGTTCAACGATGCCGGGCATTGCAGCCGCGGCACGTTCAACATTTCCACTAATCTTACATTCTTTCTTAGCTTCAACTAATTCGCTTTCAAAGAATTCAGCCGCATCTGGTATGTTACTAATATCTTTTGAAACCTTAGAATACCATCCCATTAAAACTCCAATTCGTCGTAATCGTCATCGTCTTTTTCTTCGTCAACCTCATCAAGATAATATTCTATTGCATTATCTAATATGGTGTCGACGCCAGTAACCGCCTGCATGACTCTGTCAGGAACACCAAAATCTGCTAGTAGATCGACATATCGTTCTGCCGCCGCTTCTAGTTGTTTTTTATCAATGTACTCAGTAAAGAATACCCAGATATCGCTAATTTGTGTTTCAGTCAACATTATCTTCTATCTCCTCAGGAATGGTTGTTGGTTTAACTTTTAAATGATAATTTTGCATTATCATATCTAATTTATCATCTTTCCATTCTTTTCGGTAAAATAAGAATTCTTCACCGGAGGTTGGGTCAACATATTTTAATCTGTTGCCTTGTTGTACAAGTATACCTTGTTTTTCTAACATATCAACCATACCGCTATAAGGATTCATACCTGTTTCATATGGAATCTTAATTTGTACAGTTTCAAAAGGTTTGGCATAACGTGTCTTCATAATCTTACATGCCGCACGAATACCATTTACTTCTGATGTCTTGTTGCCGTCTTCGTCTTCTTTCAATTTCAACTTCTTCATAGCAACTACGATAGAACTTGCGTATACGAAGCCTTGTCCGCCTGAAATTTTGTCATCTGGATCAAACATGTCTTGGCTTGCGTATGTGTGGTTAGTAGCAACTAGACCAACATTTAAATTACCAAACATATTAACACAATTACGAACAAGTGCTGTCAATGCTTTAGGTTTACGACCCATGTCACCTTTCAAATCACCTGCTTCAAACTGATTAACGTCAGTTGGAGTTAGTAACATACCAAGGCTGTCTATGACAAAGAGGACCTTCGGACGGTCAGTCATTTCCTTGTATTCTTTACAAAACTCATTGATAGTTTTGGCAACATCGTCGATCATTGCCATGTTGAGTTTAAGAAGTTTTTCTTCTGATGTATCAACACCTAAATCGTGTAACCACTTTTCATCAAGTGCGTTTTCGCTATCAATCAAAATAACGTAGATACCATCTTTTTGTGCATTACGGATAAGATTACCTGAACAGATAAAACTCTTACCAGCACCGGACTCGCCAGCAAATACAGTAACTTTACCCAGTGGAACTCCTCGATGGAAATCGCCACTAATTAGATAGTTAAGCGTATAATTGCCTGTACTAATCCAGTCTGTCGGGTCGTTAAACCCAACGCCAAGACCATCGATACTCTTGGTCAAGGTCTTTCTAAATTTCGATAGATCGAAGGCTTTTGTAGCCATAAGTTAATTCTCCTAAAAAAGATAACTAGGGCGTACAACTAGGTTGCAGAGGCCCAAGCCAAGTGTTTATTGCTTTTGACGATTGCGAATCATTGCCAAGATGTCTTGGGCACGTGAATCGCCGCCGGCATCTGAGCTAGCTTCAGCTTTAGGAGCAGGTGCTGCCTTAGCCACTGGAGCTGGTGTTTCTTCATCATCGATGTCATCTGCTACTGGAGCCGATGCTTTAGGAGTTGCCTTGTTAGGATCACCAGTATTTTGGCTCATACCGGCTGGTTTGAAATATTGACCCCAACGATCCATATCATATGGCTCGCCGTCAACTGATGCTTCAAACATTTCCTTCATAACTTTCAATTCAACTTCGCCTGGTTTCTTAGGCAAGAAGTCTGTCAAGTTAAATAATCCAAATTTATCTTTGGCCGCAGTTTCAGCATCGCTTAGTGGACGCTCACGACGTGCCCAACTAGAAGTTGAGTAGTCAGCGTATCCGCCCTTGCTTGTTTTCTTCATGCGATAGTCTAAGCCATGCACGTAGTCAGTTGGCAAATCTTCCAACTCTGGATCGACAAGTGCCGCACGAATTGATTGGAAAATCTGTGGACCGATAATGAAACGGCGAATTGGATTTTCTGGTTGATCTTCAGCTTTTTCACCTAGTCCGTCTTCAACAACAAAACCTTGGAAAATATAACTGCGTTTCTTCCAGTATTTACGACCCATGTCTTCTAATGCTGGGTCTTTGAACCAACCACGTACTTCTGTAAGGATTGGGCAAGTGTCGCCATACATTTCAACGCATGGTACTTGTACTGTGATGTTTTTGCTTTCAGATTCGCCTTTGATACCTGCAAAGGGAAGTTTGATCATTGCACGTTCAACCCAGAAAAATGTGTTATCTGTGTTGCCGTCTGGTAGGAATCTAAGTGTAGATTCGCCGCCTTCTTTGAGATTCCAAAACGGATAAATTGATTTATCTCCGCCTGTACGTTCTCCTGAACCTTTTTGTTCAGATGATTTTAATTTTGCTCTAATTTCAGCTAAAGTTGCCATAATATTCTCCTATTGTTAGCCTGTTTGCTTTTTTATGTGCCTATTATTGTTTTACCAACCCTGATAAAACAAAAAGTGCATATACATAAGTATACGCACTTTTATTTATGTTTGCAAGTGAAATCTTGCTGGAAATATGAGTATTTTACTCGAATTATCTGTGATGTACTAAACTTACCAAACGTTGTAATTCGTCAAATCCAACTGACTCTTGTACATCTTTTGTGAGTGGATTGAGTTGCGGTTTAGGTGGAACTAGACTATACGGATTAGGCTGAGTTGCGTTTGAATTATCAGCGGCCGATGGAGTTTGCTGTCCAAGACTCATTGTATTAGTATTTGGCATCTTCAATCCAGTACCATTACTAGCATTAGGACTTAATGCATCTAACGCACGGATATCAACTTTTGTCCCATTATTGACATTCCACCATAAGAATTTAGTTGTCTGTGGTGTGCCTGCTTTTAAATCTTTCAAAGCCTTATCTAATTCTGGAGCGTACTGTGGAATCCAATCGCTTGGCATAATTTTAGGTTGATTACTAGATGAATCCATATACTTGATCATACCATCTTTGCTGTCAATATATGCCGGAGCTGTAGTGTTATCAACGAATTTTTTAGCAGTTTCTTTTGCACCAGCATCCTGATCAACTACAGGTTCAGGTGTTGCGTTTGCCGCTTGGGCTGATGAATTAGATTGTCCTGTAGTTGCCGCCTGGGCTGATGAATTAGGAAATTGCTTGTTTAATTGGTCACTACTATCCTGTGTTCGTTTTCCGATATCCTGTGCAACACCCTTGGCATCCATAATACTTTTAACTTGAGGAATTGTATCAGCATATTTTTTAGCAATTTCTATATATTTCGGATCGCTGAATACTACACCAGCAGTTTCATTTCCCCATATACCGTCTGCACCATACTTTGGAAAAATCTTGTTATCGCCGCTAGCTTTGACGATTTCATCTTGTAGAGCCTTAACATTAGGATTTTTTGGACCAGTTTTTTTCTTTGGAGCAGTATTATTCGAATTAGGGTTGTCAATTACAACTTTACTAGGATCGATAGGATCGTTATTTGTAACAACCTTCGTTGGATCTATCTCTTCTTCAAACAAATTTATTAAAGTACGTAAGGAGTTCATTATGCATACTCCCATTTACCGCCTTTGAATACAACTTTTTTACCGTTGTAAGTGCCAGTTGTTCCTTCTGCAGGTGTATTCTGCTGTTGAGTATTCTGTTGTTGATTCTGCTGAGTATTCTGTTGTTGATTCTGCTGAGTATTCTGCTGTTGATTATTTTGCTGTTGATTATTTTGCTGTTGATTATTTTGCTGTTGATTATTTTGCTGTTGATTATTTTGCTGTTGATTCTGTTGTTGATTCTGTTGTT